GCTAAAACTGTTTGGTGCCAACGGTATCAAGTTGACTATTGAGGAGGCGGATTAGTTCCCCTTAACCTTTGAAGTATTTCAAGGTTTTTCAATGCATCTATCGGATTGCCACTCAAGAACGGTAGCATAGACTGTGGATTATTCTGTGTTACCGTTGGTTGTACTTGTGGTGGATTAACGGGAACCTGTGTTACCGTTGGTTGTGCTTGAAGTAGATCATCAAAAAGACCAGTTTGTTCAGTTGAAGCAGTATCAGGCGTTCCCTCTTGGATAATAGGTGTGCCTATAAAATCTTGTCCTAACTCTGAAATTTTCTCTCGAGGCAATTTTTGAAGTATTCTGTTTTCACGTTTTACGTTGACTTCTTGTGAAACTTCTCGAACTAAATTTCTACTAACTTTAATTGGCATGTATCGATTGTTAAAAATCAAACGAAGTTCTTTTCTAGATACTCCTGTGTTTTTAAGTGCTTTAAACACTTGCTCCTTACTCATACCTGCATCTATTGCAGCATCAATACGAGATTTTAACTGAGCTTGGTGCCTGCGTTTTGCTTCGTTAGCTTTTACATAAGCGTCCAAAACATCCTGCTCTGTCGCGTCGTTATCATCTGCAACCTTGGTAAATATTTGTACCGCACTTGAACGAAGAGCAGAGTATTCACCGCCTTGATACTGTAAGCTCCGTCCGATGTTTAGTTTCAAGGGTCGAAGTCCAGTCATCATCGTACCCGCTTCTTCCGCTATTTTGTACGGATCTCCTTCACGAGAAGGGATGTCTGAGGCTGCACGGGTCACACGACCCGGTTCAAACTTACCACTTTTAACTGTAACAAACTGATCTACGATACCAGGGACAAAGGCTCCCATAACATGGTTAACTGATTTCTTTAGTTTGTCCCCTACTAATTCACCTTCCTCATAAATCTCAGCACCTGTCTGTGTTTTACCTTTTCGGGTGGTTACATCGATTACACGTTCAGCAGCTAAACCTTCTGATGCAAAGGGTTCGGCAAACTTTTTGAAAGCTTCCCAAGAGGCAGAGAGAATCTGTTCTGCTTCTCCGGCACCAACCTCTCCTTTGTTTGCATAGGTTCGAAGAGCCGCTCGAGCGGGTGTCAACATAAACTCATAAGGCAGCATGTATGATAGATCCACATACTCCGCTTCGCCCTTTTCATTCGGCTTAGTTAAATATGTTAGAGTGTTTCCTAACGTCCAAAACGGGGCGGACTTTTCTAAAACTTCTTCTTCCTCTGGTGTGATCTCAAGAATCTCATGCGCTGCTCCACGCATTGCCAGAGGAGCAACCGTTGCCATAGACACGTAGCCAGACAAACGTTGTGCTCCGATGCCACGGATTTGACGGGCTAATACTCTAGCTGTTCTTGCATCCAAACCATATCGTTGCAACGTTTGAGCGTTCATGCCCATTTCTTTCAGAGAGCGATTGACGATGTTACCAGAAGTACGAATTATCTCCGCAGGGAATGCCATGAAGTTACCAACGACAGGTATCCGGCGTAGGTCTTTGATTGCTTGTGGAACCATAGAGTAAGTGGGCATCGTTTGTTTTACCAAATCAATCGCAAGCATGTCCCCAAAGTCTGTTCCTGCTATAGACGTAGTGCGTTGTGCAATACCCGCCTGACGTAAAGCAGTTTGTACTTCTGGAGCTAGGTTTTCTATATCTAGTCCTGCCTTGCGTAGAGCCGCTCCGTAACGAGCTTTTTCTCCAAGGGCACCTACCACCTTCCAGTAGTCGTCCCCCATCTGGTAGGCTTTCTCCATGAATCTGACGGGTGCTCCCGCTTTTGACCTACGAAAAACATCCCCTGCTTTCTGTAATCTAGCAGACACACCACCTTCAACGGACTCTTTTAACAGACGTGTAAGCTCGTTTAGTTGGATGTTCTGACCTATCGCACCTTCGTCACTCATTGCTTTGAGAAGTCTAGCTTGTTTGGGACTATCTAATGCATTTGCCAAAAGAACCTCTGCACTCTCAAAAATTCCTGTGTTTCTTCCCCATAAACCATTTGCCCCAATAATAAATGTGTTGGATAGAAAGTTTCTAACCTGTGCTATAGGACTGAACACAGTCTTTGCCACTTGTGACAAACCTTTTAATTGCAATGCCACTGCTAGTGCATCTTGTGCTCCAGAATGTGTACGAGCAGGAGTGGTCAGAGAATTATAAATTTCATTGGGAACGTAGTTGCCAGACAAAGATCCATACGTTCCACCAAAAGCTTTTTCTGGATCAAGTTCTCCAAGCTTAACATACTGAGCACCTGTTAAAGTACGTTCTTGTCGAGGAGTAAGAACCGTCGTTCCGTCTACAACAAGAGGCCGTGCCCCTGCCCGTATCCCTTGTAAGGCGTCATCATAACTTTTAACACCTGTAGAGGTTATGTCATCAAACAATCTTTGAGATGCTCTGGTCGTAGCCATGTTGTCAATGGTTCTAAGAAATGCCTCACGAGGATTGCGAACCTCACCCATCATCTCTCGCAACATTGGAGCTTCATCCAACATTTGAGTTCTATCTTTCAACATACCTTCTGCAAGGCGAAACAACGAGGTTCGACCTTGATTTTCTTTGAAACCTTGACCCACAGTCTTTGCCAACTGCCTAGCTTGTTGTTCGTTTGTTAGATCTCCAAGCTGAAGAGCGTTGTCAAAAATGTCATCAATCGCTTGTTCTGCTTGACGAGCAGCGTCTCCCGTTGGGAGTTGAGGGTTTTGTCTTTGCAGAAAGTCTGTGACTTGTTGTTTTGCTCCGGCATACTGAGGCAGTGCTGCTATATCAGTTCCAAGAAACTTATTTGGTTGTAAGTGTAACTCATACAGCCGTCGTATGTATGTCCCTTGTCCGTTTGAAAACTGCTGTAGTAAATCTGCTTTCTGTTGATCGTCTAAGTTTGGTGCCGCTCTGACGGAAGATTCAAACTCTGTGCTAACTTCGTCAATCATGTTACGCATATTCGTAGCAGCTTCTGTAGCAGCCTTTCCATATGAACTTCTGAAAGCGTCTTCTGACAACTCACCAGTTAAAAAATCCATCGTATCATTGTGAGCACGTTGTAGACCTGACCTACCACGCCCTGTTAAACTTTGAAATCTAATGGCTTTCTTAATTGCACTGTCATACTTTGACACAAGTTTCGATGCTGCTTGTTCCTGTCCCTCAGTCATGCCCTCTGCTGTACGAATAGCAGTAGCAATCTCAGGAGGAGTAAATCCATCAGGTGTTAGTTTTTTTCTGATAAATTTTACATCACCAAGACGCGCTCCAATGTAGTTTATACCAGAGGATAATGCTCGAGCTACAGTAGGGACACCTGGAACCTGTGCTGTGGTACGAACGGTGGCTCCGACCACGGGTAACACGGCTTCAGCTGCGCCAACAAACCCTGCACCTTCAACACCCAAACGGAGTTTATTACGCAACCGGGTTGCAGCAAGATCCTTACCAACCAATCCCTCTTCGTCCTCTGTTCTTAGGAAGTCAGGCATTGCATCCCAACTATCCGCCAGTGTTGTCATGTCACTAGGAGAAACCAGAATATCTACTACCCCAGTTCCAAGAGCCGTCGATGTGGCTAACGCAGGACGAGTGCCTGTAGCTAAACGACCTGTTTTTGTACGACCAAACGCTTCGGCGGATTTACCAAACAAACTTCTTGACCCACCAAAATCTTCGCCCCTCTTTACAGCTTGACCCGCACGTCGTGCTTTACTCAACCAACTGAATACACCTAGTCCAGGTGCTCCGTAGTTTACAATTGTTTGGGTTATTTTACCTGCGGTTCTATCTGGCATAAGACCCGCCGATTCTTTGAACTGATCAAAGAACTGGGTGACCTTTTGTTGGTTACCGTCCTCTATTAGGTCACCATACTCAAGACCCGCTGCTCCGAGTTCCGAGATGCCTTTGAATATATCAACGAGACCCGCTCCACCACCACGGGCAATGGACTCAATCACACCTTGTTCAGGTTCTTCTTTAATCAAATCATCAAACAAACCGTTAGAAGATTCTGGTTTATCATCTTTTTCAATCAGATCATCAAACAAACCAGACATTATTCTAGTCCTTTAGTGTTATACCCTTTTTCTTCTAATCGTTTTAAAGCTTGATCTTTGAGGGTTGGATTTTCTTTAATAAATTTTTGATACTCAGAAAGAACGTCAGATGGTATATCACTTCCCTGATCACTTGTTACAAAAGAAGAGTTTGGCGCTGCCGCTTTTGCTGCATTTTTTGCCAAGTTTGTAGCTTCTGTTTGAGATTTTCCCTCGTCAAGATAAAACTGAAAAGCTTTATCGTAAGTAGATTTATACAGATAATCAGATCTATCCTTTTTACCTTTTATAGTTGCAAGGCCAAGATCCCTTTTGTATTTTAGATCCGCTGCTTTTCTATCCGCCGCTGAGTTTATAGCAAGCATTTTAACCTTGTCCTCACGAGCTTGGCGTGTTGCCTTGTCTCCACGCAGCATATCAATCATTGCAGCAGAGGCTTGACCCCAATCTCCAGTAGAGCCGTACACTGAACCAAAGATAGCCAAAGCAAAACCTTTGTCTTTTCTGATTTGATCCTCATCCTCTTTGAAGAGTTCTTGGTACTGCTTCACATACTTACTGACATAACTCTCAAAACTTTCATCGTCTGTTACGTTAGACAAGTCGTCTTTCATATTGCCTACATCACCCTTGGTAAGTTTTGTTATTGTCGTAGTAAGATTTGTATCGCCATCAAATAAATCATTTGCGGTTTTCTCAGTGACAATAGATTCTTTTGCTGTTTCATCATCAAGTTGAACTTCTGTAATAGGCTCTTTGTTTTCTATGGTAGGAGCTTCAGACTCGTTGTTCTCTATGGTAGGAGCTTCTTCTATTTTTGGACTCTCAAGTTTCTTTTTAACTGTATCAATAGCGTTTTGAGCTTTCTTAGTAAGTTTACTTGTCAACTCACCTGCGGTGGTTGATAACTCTTCAACAACCGAAGGATCTGATTCTGGACCTGCTTGTGTTGTTAACTCTGGAGCGTATCTTTCGTCTGTTGGCGCAGGAGGCGTCTGATTTCCTGAGATGAACCCTTGTAATTTGTCAACGCCACTCTCAAACAAATTACCAATATTTTCAATTCCACCCGCACCTAAATCAACTAATTGTTCAGATATTCGTTCTTTCATTGTCTGTGGCATTTTAGCAGGATCTTCGTTTACCACATTGGGTAGTGCAGAGACGACACCTTGTTCTATGGGATTTAATGATGGACCTCTACCGAAAAGCGTTGGATCGGGGGGTGGGTTATCAAAATTCGGAGATTTATTCCTTAGATCAAACGTTGAATCACCTGTTCCAGGAAAAGTAGAATCCCCAACAAGGATTGCCGGATTTAATTCATCTGCTTTCGGAGCAATTTCCGTACCATCAACTCTTATAAATCCTTGTCCTAAAGGATCAGTTGTAGAAAATGCAGGGATCGATTCACCAGTGTCTGCAAAAACTCCTGTATCCGAACCTGTAAGACGAAGAGCCATGGGATCTGTACGTTTATTGATGTTCGCCAGTGACTCTTGTTTAATTTCATCCCTCTCTTCGTCAGAAAGAATCCCTTGACGTTTGAGAGTTTCTTGAAGTCTTTTTTTTGCCTCTTCTAATTGAGCTGCATATGGACCTTCGCCAACAAGACGTGTGTTTAATGTAAGGTTGCCGTCCGCATCAAACAAATCGTTTCTATTAACAAGACCCTTTTGTCTAACATTTTCCGCAAAACGAAGAATGGACTTACTTACATCTCCTCCACCTGTTAAAACCCCCAAGGTGTCAAGTCCTAGTGCCGCCACTTCATTGGCACCAAGAACTACTGCTCCTCCCCCAAGATTAAGCACATCAAGAAGAGTTTCTCCTAAATCAAGTGCTGCATTTGCAACCTGTTTACCAGCCTTTGCTTTTTCAAGAACTTTCATTTGTAGTTCTACTTCGGGGTTGGGGCTTTCTTCTCTGTAGTCTATTTCAAAGTTCTCTCGTCCGCTAATTTCAGGGTCAACATAAGTAGGAGTCCGAAAGTAATTAAAGATATTCGACAAAACACCACCACCGTTTTCATATCCAACAGCTTGCATCATTGGTTCAGACGATGCCATGATACCGCCTTTTCTACGAAGCTCGTCTCTTGCTTCACGGTTAAATAGTTTGCGGTTCATTACGCTCATGAGAATACTCCCGAGTTCTGAAGTCCGCTATAAGCCAATGCCGCCCCCGTGGCTTGTTGAAACGGAGACGGCCCAGGGGACATCGTTGTTTGCGCAGTGCCAATCGGAGCACCTTGCAATACATCTGAGAAGAAACCAACTTGTTGATAAGGCAACATCTGATTTGCTCTGGCCGCATCCATTTCAGCTTGCTGTTGCCGCTGTTGCTGTGCACCAAGTTGTGATAGTAAGTTAACATCTGACTGACCCATCTGCTGTGCCATGCCGCCCATCTGAGCAGACTGCATACCAAGCGAACCAAGTCCCTGACCCATTCCTGAAATTTGTTGTTGTGCACCCAGTCCAGTAGTGATCCCTTGAAGACCAAGATCCGCTGCCTGACCCGCGAGTTGACCCGCACCTTGTGCGCCTTGCATTGCCATCCCTGCGCCTTGCATTGCTTGACCCGCACCTTGCATCGCTTGACCAGTTCCAGACAATCCAATCTCTCCTGCACCCCGTGCAGCTTGTAAACCCAACTGACCAATGTCTGTTCCAAGTCCCCCAGTCTGAGTTCCGAGTTGCCCGAACAACTGACCAACACCCATTTGACGTTGTTGCTGTTGCTCAAACGCTTGTTGTGCTTGTTGTTGTGCTGTTTGATACGCTTGGCTGCGAAGCTGTGACGCTATACGTGCTTTCTCTCGTGCGTATCTATCATCGATTTTACCTAACGCAGCATCTACAGTGTCAAACCTTCTGTCTCCACTAAACGCACCTTGTTGCAAAGCTCTTGCTTCTAAGTTTCTTTCCATGGCTAGAGCTTCATCTTTTCTTGCTCGATCAAGGTCGGCAAGAGTTGCATCAAGAACTTGCTGTGTGAAAGGGTCATAAAACCCTTGAGCAGACATCGGATCATATCGTTGTGCTGCACCACCAAGAAACTCACGGCCTTGTCGTATAGATGCTAACCCCTCTTCTTGAAAAGGTCTTGCCATGGCAGTGACATCACGAAGTTCCCGAGCCGCTCTTTGCGCGACAGATTCACCTCGTAATCCGGCTGCTTCACCTCGTAATCCGGCTGCTTCCCCCCGACCACCTGCGGCTTGTACATCTCTAGCAGCTTGTCTAAGTTCACTTTGCCCTCTGTCAGTTTGCCCTGAAATCTGACCCGCTAAAGCTTTGGACGCATTAATTGCGTCCTCTACAGTTTGTATGCCTGTGCCAAGGGCTTTATCTCCACGTTCTAAAAATGGCTTGTATGCACCAATGCCCTCTTGAGCCAAAGCAAATGCTTGTTCTTGCATAGGACTAAACCCTGCAACCTCATACTCTGGCATTTCCCCTGTAAATAGTTCTTGAGATCTTGGCAAAAGACCTTGGATGTAATCTGGGTTTTCAACCATCTCCCCTGTGTCGGGGTCTTCTATAAATTTATCTCCAAAGCCATAAAGAAATGGTTTCGCTTCTTCGGGTAACTCCCGAATAACTCGTTGGATTTGCTCTCCGCCGCTACCTCTTCCCATGTGTTATGCCCTTTGCATTTTTAAATACATTTCAGCCGCTGCTTTAGCGCGATCACCATTCTTAGCGTTGCCTATAATCTCAGAAGCACGTTCATAGTCTCCGTTAGGGTCCATTGCTGCAAGATCTTTATGTGATAGTACCACTTCTTGTGTAGAAAGTGCAGCCTCTTGTACAGGTTTTCCATCTTGATAAATCATTGCAGGGATTGAATCACTTGTCGGAGTCCCCGGACCCTCTATGCGACCCCCCTCAACGGCACCAAAAACCCTACTTGCCGGAACGTATCTACCACCGGGGCCATAGTATCCTCCACCAAGATATGGTTTACGCTCTGGGTTTTTGGGTTTTGGTGCAAACATACTTAACAACATTAGATTACCTGGAGATAGTATTCCATCTTTCCCAGTTAAACCGCCAAGAGCAGACATTACGCCTTTCTCTTTTACTGTTTTTTCTAATGCGGCGGTCTTTGCAGCATCTGCTGTCGTCCCTGCTCCTGTTCCCCCTAAACCAAGAGCACCACCTACGCCACCTATCGCGGCATTTTTTAAAGCATCACCAAAGTCATCTCCTGCTAATAAAGAACCTATCCCTGATGTTACGGCAGAACCAAGCATTGGGTTTCCAACAAGTGCAGATCCAAGTTTTGCGAGGAAAGGTACACTGCTTCCCGCTAAAGCTGTGCTTAATGTAGGAGCAAGAAAGGGAGCAAGAAACTGAATCATAAGGTGCCTCCGTCCATGGCTTGAGGCATCGTTACTGTAATCGCAGTGTGTTTTTTAGTATCATCTGTCCAAGACTCACCGCAATCTGGACATTTGCCATCAGGATACGAAGCTATTTCTTCTGGTGTGTCTACTAGGTTATCGCAGTTGTGACACTGAATAGTATCAACAGATGTAGCAGGTCTCCATCGCCCACCATCTGGCATTGTAATTACTGTTTCGTCAGACATGTTGCACCTATGTAGTTGTTACCGTTACTGAACCAACAGCCCCAGTCCCTGCTGATCCACGAGCGTGTGGTATATTTATTTCTGTTATCTTAACATAACCACCATGATTAAAGATAGCCCCAGTTTCTAAAGCAAAATTGTCTGTTTGCAAGTTTGTAAATACACCGAATGTATTTCTCCCTTCGCCAGGGTTTTGTACCTGTTGAACATAAACTGAAAATGCACGCACAACTTCAGCTATATACTGCTGATTGTACTCTCTTGGAGCATTTGGAAAATATGGTATTGCAAGGTTTCGTGACATTACCTTCTTCCGTCGCTGCGAATATCTATTCGAGGAGAACCAAGCCTCCAACCTACACCCGTAGTGCTACTATCTACCTTAACCGCTACTGATCTACCTCTCAAGCGTACATGTGCATCTTGTGTAAATTGTTCTACGGGAACCGACGCTGTTCTTTCCACAGCTTTAGCATTCGTTTGTAAGTAGTTTCCTCCAGGGAAGTTTCTAGCTTTCAACGTAAAGTTTGCAGTTGGCGGTAGAGATGTAGATGATCTGAATGTAAGGTCAGGTATTAACCTTCTGACAAAAGAAAAGCTGTCCCCCTCTCCAAGATCAAACTGACTTGATTCAATAAACGCACTTATAGCTGATGCAGGGGTCGTGCTGCCATCATCAAAACCCACCTCATGGTTATACAAATAGCCATCTCTACCCGCTGCTATTGGGTTTTCCTCTACGCCTCGATCAATCCACGCAGTTCGCACCATTGTGCCATAATACCAAATACCCTGTAGATAGTTGTATACAACGTAACGATCATTGTTGTCAGAGCTAGACGACGGATAAAACCACCAAACCTCAGAAAAAGCTGAGTTTACAGCAGCAAAAGTTTTTTCTGCTTGTGCAGCATTGAAGTCAGAAAACACATAATCTTTTACAGAACACGGAAGAGTTTGAACGCCACCGTTGTAAACATAAAACTCGCTTTTACCCATCCAATAAACTGTATCTTGTACCGCAGCTACAGTTGAAGGACCGCGTATTGTAATGTTGTCTGATATCATGTTGATACCAAACGTAAACGGAGGCCCAACATACTGTAATGTGTGTAGCGAAATGTCTGTAAAAACAAGTATCTGTTGTCTTGTCTCTATAGCTGTTACTATTTTAGATCCTGATCCTATACTCAAACTACCTGCACTGTTGTCGGCTGTTGAGTTCCAATCTGTAATATTTTCTTGATCTGAAAAACGTATTAACAACGGGTCTTGTGTTCCTATGTTTGTTGCCGGATCACAACCAAAAGCTATTACATGCCTGTCTACATCTGATACGATTACTTTAGTTGCAATGGTTGGAGCTTGATTGGCACCTGCAAGAGAACTTATTGCAACTGCTCGATTGTTTGAAAGACCTCCAGATGGTTGCCAGTAATATATGCCCCCGTTCATTACGTTCATAAGTAAATTTTCACCAAAATTATCGTGTGTCCACACACGCAGTGTATCTGTAATTAGATCAACGGATGCGGCTGAGTTCCAAGTTCCGCGACCCCACGATCCCGCACCCCATCCTGTACCAAGCACACTGGTATCTAATCCTACATTTATCTGATAGGTGCCAACAACCGAACTGCCGCCATTCCCACTGTCCGATGAATTTGCTACAACTGGAGTTGGAGAATATTGCCCGTCCACAGTTATACTGCTAGTTGTTCCTGCGGCTCTTGCTTGAACAGTATAAGTAGATGAATCCGTTACACTAACAATCTGATACTCTTGGTTTAAAACAGCTGCGGTTATGTTCCCACCTAAACTAACGGCACCACTAAAAGTTACAAAGTCATTGACCACTGCACCATGGCTTGGATCAGACACTGTAATTGTTGAAGAACCGTTTGATGCAGAAAAAGTTACATCTCCGGCACTTGTGGTAGATCGTATGGGTGTTATGTCATAGTAACCTTGACCATACTCAGCATAGTATTTGAGGTGAGTGCCTACTCCTAAGTATCCATCTAGACTAAGTGTTCTCCATGGGTGCAACGCACGACATGTTCCTAAAAAAGAAGTAGAACCAATCTTAGACCAACCACCTATTTTTTCTGGAAACCCTTGTCTGAACCTGACTTTGTCACAGTCAAACCAACCACCCTCGTTTGAATATGATGTTGTCTCCCTGTTTATCCCTGGTTGAAACTGGAGTTTTTGTAGTGGCATTTGTCACCTACGTTTTTACTACGAGTTCAGTTGCAGAGATAGCAGTCCCTGCTAATACACTTGGGCTATCCGCTGTTGTGCTTATCGTTCCGTCTGTTTGTACAAAGTATTGTTGCCCTGCGGTAAGACCAATCTGGTTTGTTGACACAGAGCCTATGATGTCCATTGAGGCATTACCGCCATCGGCTACTTCGGCTCTGGTGGTTGCTATGGTAGTTGGAGTAAAAACAACAGAAGTACCATAATTTGAGTTTCCTGCATCTTTATAAGAAATCACACTTTTGTTAGCATTGCTATCAAAAGCAACAGAAACACCTTCAACACTTGCAGCTTCAAATACTGTCTCAGAATCAAGGGTTATACTTGTGCCACTAACTGTGCCGCTTATCACCTGCCCCTTGCTTGTGCCTTTAGAATCATATGCAATAACAACTTTGTTTAAATTACTGTCAAAGGCAATTCCTTGAAATTCTTCTATTTCAGCGTTGTATGTAACAGCACTCCCAAAACTTATAACTCCACTGCCATCAATATCACCAACAACAACCTGTCCTTGATCTGTAGAGCTACCATTTATGTATGCAATGACAACTTTATTATTACTACTGTCAAAAGTAGGAGCTATATACTTTGTTTGATTATCAGCAAAAATAACATTACTAGCAAAGCTAATGCTTGTCCCTGACACAGTGCCCACCGCAGCCCTACCTTTTGTGCTTATTCTTGAACACACAACAACTTTGCCTCTATTACTGTCAAAAGTAATTGTATTTTGATCGGCAGATAAAGACATAGCAACTACCGCAGTTCCAAAACTTATACTCGTTCCGCTTACAGTTCCTACTCTTGTCTCAGTATAATTGTTTGTTCCTACGTAGACCACCACAACTTTATTATTTGTGCTGTCAAAAGTAACACCCATGTAAGTGCCTTGACCTGCATCAAAAACAGTAGCACTGCCGAAAGAAATACTAGTTCCCGACACCGTTCCTACTTTTGCTACGCCTTCACCACCCGTTGAATAAATCACCACAACTTTATTAGAATCACTGTCAAAGGTTATACCTGCTTCATCATTAGTAGTGGCAGAGTTAAATACTACGGGTGTCCCAAAACTAATTGAACTGCCACTTACAGTGCCTACAACGGCTGTGCCATAGTAAGAGTTACCATTATCTCTGTAACTTATGACTATTTTATTATTACTTGAGTCAAATGTAGAAGCAGTTACACCTGTGCTTGCGCTTTCAAAAACTGTTGCTGATCCCACAGAAGCCGCATCTCCTGTCTGCACAGCTACGCCCCTCGACATACCAATGTAGTTTTCTGAGGTGAGGTTAGTGCCGCCTACACTTATAACAGAGCTATGTACGTTTTCGCTGCTATCACCATTAGCACATGATGCAACTACTTGTTCAGTACTGCTATCATATACACCTGATAGGTAAGTAGCATTAAAATCAAAAATAACAAAAGCAGTTCCAAAACTTATAGACGTCCCACTTACAGTGCCTACTATGGCTGTACCTTTGTTGCTGTTACCTTCATCTCTAAAAAGAACAAGTGTTTTATTTGCGCTTGGATCATAAATAGCTCTTAAATATGTAGCCGCTGCTGACTCAAATACAACTGCTGATCCGAAAGATATTGATGTACCTGAAACCGTACCAACTATTGCGTTTCCATAAGTGGTAGAGCTTGGACTTTGCCAAACAATCACGTGCTTGTTGGCACTTGTGTCATAAGTTATATCTGGGTAGCTAGAGTTTGTTGTGGCAAAAACAGCCTCTGAACCAAAACTAATACCTGTCCCACTAACTGTTCCAACAATAGCTGTGCCGTAAAATGAATTTCCATTATCTTTATAAACCGCAACTACTTTTCCTGCGCTACTATCAAAAGACGAATGAATAAAAGTTGTGTTAGCTGAGTTAAATACAACCTCTGAGCCAAAACTTATAGATGTGCCTGAGACTGTACCCACTACGGCTGTCCCATAATTAGAATTTCCTGAGTCTCTATAAAAAACAACTACTTTATTATTAGTGCTGTCAAAAGTTGCAGAAGTATAGACTGTAGCTGCATTGTTAAAAATAGCTTCCGATCCAAATGATATTGATGTGCCACTTACCGTACCTACATAAGCAACCCCTTTTGACCCACCATGGTCAAACGTAATAACAATTTTATTATTGCTGCTGTCAAAACAAATAGAAGAGTCACTATTAGTTTCAGAGACAATAGCTACAGGTGTTCCAAAACTTACAGATGTTCCACTTACTGTACCTACCGCTGCGGTAGGGTAATTATTAGCACCCCTAAAAACTATAACAACTCTATTATTACTACTGTCATATGCACTTTGAATATCGTGACTATAAGTAGTTACAGAAGCTGAAGATGATCCTGCGCTATCGGTTGTTTCTACAACAGAGCTAACAGTCCCATCAGCATTAACCACCACTGGTCTACCACAAGGCAATGTACCACTGGCTACCGCTTTAAACTCACCACCTTCTTCAGCCCCTATACGTTTTAACATAGTTACCCTTTCACGATAAGTTTAGTTGCCGATACAGCCGTCCCTGCAAAGACGCTAGGATCATCAGCCGTTGTACCTAGTGTGCCATCATTCTGAACGTAGTAGCTTTGCCCTGCCGTTAATCCTGACAGGTTGTCGGCTATTGCACCTTGCGTATCTATGATAGCCCCTTTTGTGTCTGCTGCACCGCTGCGAGCTATGCCTATGTAGTTCTCTGAGGTGAGGTTGGGATAGTTGCCACTAGGAGTTACAACAACAGCGGTTCCATAATCGCTATTATCATTATCATCATAGGCAATTACAACTTTTTTTGCGGTAGTATGGTAGGCCATAGTTACTTCACGCACTGCGTTAGTGCCACTAAAAGTTGTTGGGCTGCTAAAAGAAATATCTGTGCCGCTTACTGTTCCCTCAACAAACTGACCATACGAACCTGTAGCGCTATCTCTATAAGCTATAATTGTCTTTTCAGTTGTTGGATCGTACACATGATCTGGGGCAATAGTAGCCGCAGCATGATATGTAACCTCTGTGCCAAAACTTATAGATGTACCACTAATTGTTCCAACACGAGCAATACCATGAGCAAAACCACCATCATCTTGAAAACTAACAACTACTTTTCCAGATTGAACATCATAGTTCAAACCTATTCCATCTACGGCATCATTAAATACAGCAGCAGATCCAAAAGATATAGAGGTTCCTGATACAGTTCCCACAATCGCAGTACCTGCACTACTGTTACCGTAGTCTCTATATGCAATAACAACTTTTCCGTTTACAGAGTCAAATGCATTAACCATTTTGCGTGAGTTTGCTGATTCAAAAACAGTTGGACTTCCAAAGCTTATACTTGTTCCACTAACTGTACCCACAATAGCTGTGCCGTAATTTGAATTACCACCATCTCTGTAAGAAATAACAACTTTATTATTTGTAGAGTCAAAACATATTCCAGGTATGTCTCCTACAGAAGCACTTTCAAAAGTTACTGCGCTTCCAAAACTAATAGAAGTGCCGCTTACAGTTCCTACTATCGCTTTTCCATATGAGCCGTCGTCTTGATCTGTATACGCAATAACAACTTTATTGTTACTGCTGTCAAAGGTAGCTCTAATATAAGGAGTAGTTCCAGACTCAAACTCAACAGCAGTTCCAAAGCTTATTGATGAACCGCTTACAGTGCCAACTATCGCTTTTCCTTTACTGCTATCTCCTGCATCTCTGTAAGCAATTACTACCTTGTCATTTGAGCTATCATAAGCGATGGTTTGAGAGTTAGCAACGTTTGCGGCTTCAAAAACTACAGGAGTACCTGCGGAAGCAGAGGTAGCGACATTTGCCACAGCGGCAACAGTCCCGTCAGCATTTACAAGCACAGCTTTGCCATTTGTTATAGCACCACTGGCGACTTTTTGTGTCTGTCTACATAATCAGGATTAGCTGACCACGTTGTGCCATCTAACTTATACTTGTTGCCTACCCAATCTTCTGGTGCGTTGGTCACGTTCTCTATAATTGTGGTGTTGCCACTGTTGAGATCAGCGATAATAAACTGAGCAGGATCTCCCACTGTAATGTCATTTTCTGTCGCTGTGATTGTTACGTCATCAGCAAGGAGATATTTGCTTAACTTAGTTGATGTTTCTACGATAGTTTTCATTGTCTAACCTTTCACTATGAGTTCTGTTGCTGAGATAGCGGTCCCTGCTGTTACTGAGGGGTCTGCTGCTGTTAATCCTATTGTGCCATCTGTTTGCACAAAATATGTTTGCCCTGCGGTTAGACCGCTTTGGTTTCTGTCGATTGTGTTTGTTGTGTTTATTGCTGCACTCTGTGTGTCTGCATATGCACCGTCTGAAAAGCCTATGAAGTTTTCTGAGGTAAGATTGTTACTTAAAGGGGTTACGACTGTTGAAGTTCCCTTGTTGGAGTTTCCACCGTCTGCAAAAGATATAACAGGTTTGTTGTTAGAACTGTCGTAGGAAATCTGTGTGAACGAAGTCAAAGCATCTTCAAAAACAATCGCAGAATCAAAACTTATAGAAGTCCCACTTACAGTTCCGCTTATAACTTTTCCAACATTTGATTCAAGTTTATAAGCAATCACTACTTTTTGAAGATTAGTATCATAACAAATGGCAGTTTCATTTACATTTTCAGCAGCAAAGACAACTTCCGTGCCAAAACTTATGGAAGTCCCGCTAATAGTCCCCACAATAGCAGTTCCGTAATCTGAATTACCAAAATCTTCAAAAGAAATAACAATCTTGTTGTTAGTGGAGTCAAAGGCAGTGTCTACTGCTGATGTACCTGCGTTCGCATAAACTACTACGCTTCCAAAAGATATTGATGTACCTGACACTGTTCCAACATAACATTTACCTTTATTAGAATCACCACCATCTCTAAATGCAATTAAGTTTTTTCCAGTATTACTATCGTGTACAACTCTATTAAATTGTGCAGAACTACTGTGATAAACTACTGGAGTACCAAAGCTAATACTTGTACCGCTTACTGTTCCAACAATTGCAGTGCCATAGTTACTGTTCCCCCCATCTCTATATACTATAACAACCTTGTTATTTGTAGTGTCAAAACCAATTCCTGTATTAGTCGTGGTAGCACTTTCAAATGTTACTTCAGAACCAAAAGATATTGATGTCCCAGAAACAGTTCCAACAACGGCTTTGCCGTAGTTATTGTCATTTGAGTCCCGAAATATAATAACCACTTTATTATTTGAGCTATCAAAAGTACAAGCTATATTAGAAGCAGGGTTTGCTTTAAAAACAGCAGGCGTTCCAAAACTAATGGACGTGCCAGAAACAGTTCCAACAACAGCAGTGCCTTGAGTAGAGTTGTCATAATCTTGATATGCACAAACTATTTTATTATTTGAACTGTCAAATGTTGAGTCTAATTCTTGCGTTAAGCCTTCTTCAAAAACAGAAAATGAACCAACACTTGCGGCTGTTTGAGTAACTTCACTAACAGTTCCATCTGTATTTATACAGACAGGTTTACCATCAGTCAAAGCACCAGAAGCGACTGCTCTGACCTGACCATCCTTCGCAATATTACCAAAAGATTTCATCAAACTACTTTCTATTAAGCGTCATCAATCTCTTCATAAGAACAAACAGCAGATAAATCCCCTGCTGCACTTGCTTGTATTTTGAGTATATCACTTTCAACCAGGTACAACCCCATGTTCTTATCGATTGGAACAAGTGTACTGTCAGCCGCCACTGAAATTGTTTTAGCTATGTAATAATCTACACCAGAACGTGTAATCCAAACAGATATGTCTGCCGAATTGGTGCCATCAATATTAGCTATAATTAAAGAATTTATTTTTAATAATTTGTTTGACGCACATGTTAATAAACTAACTGCGCTTGCAGCCACGTCTGCATCCACGGCGGTGTTGCCATAAATGCTCGAGACTGATACAACATTTGGATTTGCCATTTAAAAACTCCTTTACTATCCAAACACCATTGCCATGGCAATTGCCTTACCAGTTGATATACCCGCAGAGCCAAAAGATATAGCTCCACTTCCGTTAGTCACCAACGCTTGCCCGTTAGAGCCGTCTGATGTAGGGTAAGTAACTCCACCAATTGTGACTGTGCCCGTAAAAGTAGGGCTTGCAAGAGGAGCCGCAGCTAAGTTCCCTCTAGCTGTTGCTGCATTTGCTACATCGGATAAGTTATTAGACGCTTCCAAAAATGTTGTAAGGTCAAAAGTAGCAGATAAATTGACCACCGCTGCACCAGAACCTGCACCATCACAATATATAATAGCACTTTCGCCATTAGGTATCGTGACATTTGCGCCAGAACCTTGTGAAAACACTGCACTTTGTCCTGATCCATTTTTTACAAAAAACAATTTTGTTTGATCGTTTGGCGATACGGTAATTGTATTTGTTCCCGAGGGGGAACCCGCCAATAAAAGAACTCTATACTGACCATCAGAAAGAGATCCATCTGTGGTAGTAAGAGTATGAGTTGTTCCCGAAAGAGTTATGGTGCCAACACCATTTGTCAAACGGTCAATAATTTGTAAGTTTGTGTTTGTGGTATTGCCCCATGTGCCAGACTGTTCGCCATTGGCAATCAGTTCAATACCTGTATTTGTTGTATATGTACTAGCCATGAAACACTATTCTCCGTTAAGGTCTAATTTCAGTATACTCTGTTGTTCTGTTTGGCGCAATATTTGTCCATGTTGTTGTTGGACTGGGAACTATTCTACCCCAAACTGTTACTCCTCTCGGTCCAATTAGTCCAGATGCGGATAGTCCCGTTACAGGAACATCAATACCCGTACCTGTCAACACACTAACAGAACCAACGCCCGTTGTCACCTCTAAGCCTGTAACAGGCACTCTTTTTACTAGGGAGACACTAACAGAACCAACGCTTGCTGTCATCCCTATATCTGTAGCTACAGGCTGACTCCAAGCTCCGTCACCCCAAGTTGCTCGACCCCAACCAGATGCGTCAGCCGCAGTTAAGAAAACAGTAACATTTTGTGGCAGACCATTTACAATACCTGTGGCTTGTAAACCTGTAACTGGAACACTCGCTAATCCCGTAGCAGTGACTCCATTCAAAGCACTTGTTGCCGCAAGTCCTGTGACGGCTGCATCCACTCCACCAGTTGCAGTAACAGAATTGACGGAAGAAGAACTACTTAAACCTGTGACATTTATGCCAACACCCGCACCCTCAACAACAGTAACAGATCCTACACCGCTAGTTGCAGCGAGACCTGTGACAGGGATGTTTGGCGCATCACCTGATACAGTTGCAGATCCTACAGCACTTGTACCTTGAACTCCTGTGGCAAGCGCAATCATTGCTCCATTAACTGAAACAACACCTACACCGCCAGTTGCAGAAACCCCAACAGGTTGCGTCGGTAGTCCACCAACCTCGCCTGTGGCGGCAAGACCTGTAGGTGAAATACTAGCCGTACCAGTAGCCGTTACAGAGCCAACTGCGGAAGTTGAAGATAAACCAAGAACAGCAGCCTCTCCAGGGATAGATGCAACAACAGAACCAATGGCTGTTGTGCCTGCAACACCAGTGGGAGAAACAACTGCGCCAGTAAAAGTACTTACATCGCCAACGTTACCTGTAGCAGCAATACCTGTCGGTGGAACAGTAGCTGCTCCCTCAACAGAGACATTGCTAACCCCAGTAACCGCACCAAGACCAGTGACAGCAATATTCGGGGCATTGCCAACAACTGTGACAGTGCCTACTTGACCAGATGCAGAAGGAAGAGTAGTGGCAGGGTTACCCCAAGTGCCACTACTCCAACTATCTCGGCCCCAACCCGTGAATATTACATTGGCGTCCGCCATGGCCTGTCACTCCTAGTAAGAGTTTAGGCGATACGGATAATAGCGTTACTCGCGTCAGCCGTTGGGAATACAACTTGGAAATCACCAGATGTAGATGTTTTGTCTGCACCAAAATCCAGAACAACTACAGACGGATCACCTGATGCTGAGTCATTATAGATCAACGCACCACGAGCAGTGATTGTTGCAGATGTAAATGTAATATCTGCAAAGTCTGTAAGTCCTGTTGTGCCAGAAGATGTTGGCGTAACGTTTGTCAACGCACCACCACCTGCTGAATACGAACCAGAAGCACTAACTTCGTTTGAAGTTGTATATGCTGTAGTCGCTGCATTAAAAGAAGCACTGTTAGTATACAGAGCTAATTTAAAAGTATTACCACTTGAATTGGTAAAGTTATGTGTTGCAGTCATCAATTCTTTTTTGAATGATGTGCACATAAAGTTTCCTGAAAAGGCCATGTTAAAGTCTCCTTATGAGTTCAGCCAGTTGGGGATGCCCCGCATCAATTAGTGCATTACACACTGTTGTACGGTCACTTCGAATAGCCTGTCGCATATAATACGCAACAAGCGTTTCAACGTGCTTAGAGAAAGCACGAGCCTGATCTCTAATAGCAGGGGGAGCCTGATCAGAAACCGACACTATTTTCTGAACACATTGCTCAGAAAGTTCTTCTGGAGATAATCCACGTTTTTCCGTTGTGTTCACTAACACAACTTGTTCGTCACGCGGCACATTTAAATCAATTTTAAACATTATCTTTTTGCCCTTATAACCTTACCAGTTCGATATTCATCAGTGGTTTCTTTTGCCTCACCCAAAAGTTTTAAACCGGCTAATGATTCTTGAAATCTTTTATCATATGAATTTAACATATCTGGATCGCCTTTCATATACAGATATGCTTCAACTAAAGAACCGTATAACATTGATAGTTCCGCATTTTCACTTAGCCACGTTGTGCTGTTATCATTTAATGTAGAGTCCGTAATACTCAAAGGTCTATAGAAGTAGTGTAACTCAGCGGTGTATTCAGCGTCTGGAGTCGGACCCAATATAAAATAATCTATATCAAATTGTGCATAGTATTTTGGAAGACCCGTTGTTGTAGCATCTGGAGTATACGTTTGAATAAAACTTGGATCTTTAAATTCTACAAAAACTTTATCGCCATTTGATCCGGCTAGACTTAAAGAGAACGGAGCAAGAAAATCAGAAGGAACGGCTAAATATTGAAACCCTGTATCAGTCGTTGCAGTAACGTTTTTACGAAACAAACTTAGCTGAACACTTTTTAAAATACGTTCTTCTGCTGTGCGAATAAACACTGGAAGATTTGTAACGAAAGATGTTTCGTCATTTTCCGTGTAATCTTGCAAAGCTTGTTTTAATTGTCCGTATGTAAAGCTCATATTGTTATGCAGGCGTATTAGCCTGACCTCCCATGTTGCTATGGTTTGTACAATAGTAATACAGGGTTGGTGCAGAATTTGCGACAGTTATTTGCGTAAACGCTCCGGCATTGCCCGGAGTGCCTTCAGTTACAACTCCCGTTGTATACTCAGATCCACCTGCATGTGTTCCATTAGATGTAGTTGAAAACCTTAACGGATGACCAGAGTTGGTATTGTCAGATTGATCAAACCTATATGTTCTACCCTCTGTCAAACTAACTGTTGCTTGCAGAACGCCGTCTATGTAGTACCTGTTTCCAGAACCTGGGTTAGCTACGGTTACAGCAAATGTTTCTGAAAGAACGTATATAATACTTCCAACTGTTCCTGTTCCGGCAACACCAGTTAAACTAACACTTACATCATTAACAGGCGTTGTTACTGTCACTGAACCAACCGCCGCTGTCCCAACAACACCAGTCACAATGGCGCTTTCATTACCTGTATCAGACAAGTTAATTGTTACCGAGCCAACACCTCCTTCAGCAACTAAATTATTACGAGGAGTTATACCTGGAATATCTCTAAAGCCCACAGGATTGTAACCAGTTTGAATCGCCCTTTCAGAATCTAAGTTCTGCTCTGGTCTAGGGTTTCTTAAAGCTTGAGGGTCTGGAAAAGCTTTTGGAGGAAATAACTGTGGGTGCTTGGGTTCAAACTCATCTGGACCAACTAAAGAACCAGTCCATTCAAGACGCATTTCCCGTAATCGGTAACGCCGTCCTGATCGATCTGATATACCATATGCATTTTTTCCAGAGGCGTATGACATTAAACCCTCAAGTATTGAATACTAGGTTGTAGTTTTAAAGGGGTGCGCCCTTCATCTTCATCTGCTGCTCGTTGAAACTCTTCCTCATAAACTACTTTTAAAAGCTGCGCACGTTCAGGAGCGCGTTTCATTGAGATGTAGTAAGCTAACCCCGCCACCATACAAGGATAAAAACGAAAAGGCATGTCAGTAGTATTAACAAGAGCGTCAGCATCTTCTATCCTTCGTACATAATAATATATCAACTGATCAGTGGAGTTTTCTGGAACAGACCAAAGGTTTATTACAGGGTCTATTTGCCTGTCAAAATAGTACTGACTGGGACGACCTTGTGTGGTTTTATTTGGTATTGTCAGATACTCACCACGACTTATCCTTTGTATTGTAAAGTCAGTGTTATCTCTACGAAGAACAACTTCCAAAACATCAACGACATCTGAAGTCAAAGTTTGTTGGGCTTGCCCTGA